AACGAAAAAGAATATTGGATTTATTTCCAAGGACCGACAGAAACAGACTTAAGATGGTTTCAAAAGAATCAAATTAATGTTAATGAACTAAATTTGTCTGGGACTATTTATATTAAAAATGATGAAAATACAAAAAAATATTTTAAAAGATTTACCCGAGTAAAACTTGATGGACATGAATGGGAAGTTCAAGTTACTGATTCTATTACTGTCCCTGGGATAATTGAATTAGAAGTCCAAGAGTACTATGATAATACGATAGAAGAGCTACCTAAGATTCGTCAACATTCAGAGGTTGAAATAGATCCTAAGCCAACTATTATTGGAGAAACTTTAGTTAAACCAGATACTATTGTAGGATACATGATAGATGCTGAATATTATTCTCCTGATAATGAATGGTCTGTAACTGACAATCCAAGAGTCAGAATTGAGAATATTAAGGACAATGGCCGCATTTGTGAAGTTAGAATTTATGCGGGAACAGTTAAACCTTTTACCCTTCAATATGGCGATCAATTATTAAAAGTAAATGTCGATTGGGAAAAACCAATTATTCAAGGTCCGCAAGTTGTCTATCCTTATGATACTCATACCTATTGGTTGAAAAACAAAAAGGGAGAATTTTCTATTAATTCTAATTTAGCAAAGATTATAGAATTTAACGAAGATTCTTGCAAGGTTGAGATTGTTACTGGTAAAAAGGGTAAATTTGTTTTAGATTGTCTATTAGAAGATGGCACAACAACTTCCTTAGAGATTGATATTAAGTCTTTATAAAAGAGGTGAAAGATATAGATGGTAAAGAAAATAGCTTCTAATATTCTTCGCACTAATTATAAATCGACTTTTTTATCCATTAATAAAGATCAAGAAACTATTTGGAGAAAGCTTTTTGTAGAAAGCAAACCATATAGTAACTATTTAAAAAGATTACTTATTGTAAACGCTCCAGATTGTTTAGACACCAATCAAGTTCAATATCAAACCACTATAGATCGTTATTCGATTAAAGATATGCACGATGCTCATTTTATTAGAGCAACTCCTAAACTTCCTTTTGGAGAACATGAGGAGGTAAAATCCTATATTATTTTAGAGTTTGATGATTTTGTTCCTACAAATAATCCAAGATACAGAGATTGTGTTATTAGCTTTAGCATTATTTCTCATTTAGACTACTGGGAAATGGATGATTATAATCTTCGACCTTGGATGATTGCGGGGTATGTTGATGGTATCTTAAATGAATCTAAACTTTCTGGAATTGGGACTCTTCAATTCTTAGGGGCTAGTCAATTAGTTCTTAATGAGTATCTTGGAGGAGTTCTTCTCAGATATATAGCGACACACAGTGAAGCTGATGACTCTGAAAACATAAATAATGATCTTCCTGCACCTGTAGATTTATTGTAGGTGCGACTAGATATGATGGAGTTAAATGGAGATTTAGCAAAGATTCTTTGCGGAGGTCAAGTTCCTATTGAAAATTGTAATATTGTAGTAACTCAACCTAAGCTTAAAGAAATTTGTATTTTTGGAGAAGATAACTTTTTAATGGGGGTTCACTTTTTTACTAAGGCAAGCCGTATGGTTGAACAAGTTAAAGAGGGCAATTCCCGATTAGCTATGTTATCAGACTTTCAGTTATTAATGGTAATTATTGACGAAGATAAGGAAACTAGAAGAGCTGTTTCAGATTTTCTAGGATTAATTTTTCCTGATTACGAGATTAGATTTGACCCTGGCTCTATTTGTTTTCTTGTAGGCGAAAACCAAAGAATCGTTGGACAAATCAATCCAATGAATTTTGAATTTTTTCAAAATAAATTAAAAGCTCTTTTTTTACCCCAATCCGCAGAACGGGAGGAAGAGTATAATCCAGCGAACGATAAAGCTGCTGAGATTGCGGAAAAATTAAAGAGAGGTAATCAGATTCGACAAGAATTAAATCATAATAAAGAAAAAGATCTTAATTCTAGTTTATTTGGAGAGTACGCCTCTGTGCTTTCCATTGGACTTGCAATGGATATTAATATCTTTTTTAATTATACTCCTTTTCAATTATATGATGCTTTTCTTCGTTATCAGAAGAAAATATCCTATGACTTTTATCAAAAAGTTGCAACTACTCCTCTTATGGACGTTAGTAAAATGGATGAACCAGATAATTGGATGGACAATATTTACTGTTAATATATACGCATGGTTTCCATGTTTGTATAAAAGAATGAAGATATTTTTATATTTTCATTAAAGAAAAAGATGTATACAGATTTTTCTAAGAAGGAGAGAAAATACACATGAATCGTTTTGGTGTTCGTGAGATTTGCGATGTTGTTTTCAAGCCTTTAACCTCTGTAGACATTGGCAATCAACACTTTGACGCGTATCAACCTGTTCTTTACATTGATACCGCAAAGACTTCTAGCCTTGAAGGTGCTGCTACCACTGTATATGCTCAGGGTGGCCAGGGCAATCCTCGTCTTATTGGTTGGGACGGCGAAAAGACCCTTACCTTCACTCTTGAAGATGCTTTAATGTCTCCAATCAGCTTTTCTGTCCTTTCTGGGGCTGGTGTAATTAAAGGTCGTAAGGCAGACACTGATAACGGCATCGATGCTCAAAAAGTTTATGTTCATGCTAACTATGACATGGTAGCTGAAAAAGTTGGTGAGCAGATTGTTGTTAAGCTTACTGATGAAGATCGTAATGGTGCTACTCTTGTAGTTTCTAAAGAAGCTCCTGTCTATCCTATGACTCTTGACTCTGCTGGTGCTCAGGCAGAATATCTTTCTGCAGTAACTGATGCTCAGGTAATGGTTCTTGGCGCTGATGGTGCTTCTCTTGAACCTGCTGTTATTGGAGCCAATGGTGAAGTCCAGGCTACAGGCAAGACTATTGTTTTTGTTATTGGTTCTGACACTCCTGGCGATCCTCGTCAAGATGAGCCTGTAGAGGTTGGCGACACTGTTCGCATTGACTGCTATGAAGTACATGATGAAGGTGCTTATGAAATGCAGATTGATGCTGAGAGCTTTGCTGGCTACTACTACATTGAAGCTTCTACTTTGTTCCGTGATGAAGAAACTGGTTCTGACCTTCCTGCAGAATTTGTTATTCCTCGTGGTAAGATTCAGTCTAACTTTACATTCACAATGGCAAACTCTGGCGATCCTTCTACCTTTACATTTACTATTGACTGCTTCCCAGCATTCACTAAGTTTAATCGTAAAAAGAAGGTAATGGCAGTTCTTCAGGTTCTTGACAATACTGCTGCTTCTCACAATTATCGTACCAAGAATGTAATGGGTCATGAAGGTCGTACTTCTGACGCAGACGTAGACGAATGGTATAAAGGCTCTATCTTTAACGAAAGCGAAGAGCCTGTAGTTGAAGATGATCCTATTGCGGAATCTACTCTTGCAACCAATGCAGATGCTCCAAGTGGCTTTTCTGGAAAGCAAATGAGCGATCTTGTAGACGGTGTAGCTATTGCTTATGACGAAGGCTCTAAGACCTTTAATGTAACTGGTACTTTAAAGCATGTTCCTGATTGGAATGCTTATCCTGGAGCTGACCAGACAGACTATTATCTTCCTATTAAATTAATGGGCAAGAAAGATGAAGTCGTTGTAACGCAGACCATAGCTGGTCCTAACAAGCGTCATATCTTTGGTCAGACTGATGATGGTGACGATTTTATGGTTCTCATTCTCGCATTTAGCGAAGAGCACAATACTCGTACATTCACTGTTTATCCTACCACTGGTGATGCAGACGCTCAGACAAATGGTGTAACTTACACTATCAATTGTGCTTCTGCAACTTTTGAACCAGGCGAATAAACTAAAATTAAAGGGCACTCCTAATGGGGTGCCTTTTTTTGTTGTATAAGGAGGTGAATTATGCCTTATGCAAATGCAATAACAGCCTATCCTGCAGATTATCTTCACTATTGGTGGGAACATTATGAAGGTGGAACTTCTTTTCTAACTGGACGATATTTTCAGGCTAAACAACAAATTTTATCTAGACAATTAAGAAATGCAAAACAGAGACGGAGGCGTTTTATAAAAAGAGCATCTGTAGACTCTGGAATGTCTATAGATAAATTAGATGAATTATATAGACAGTTAGATGCTGACCCCAAGGCTTTAAGTGGAGACTTGGACGGATTTTCTGTTTTTCCGAATGGAGGAAAAGAGCCAACAAGTATAGAAGAAGCTTTAGGCATTGTTGAAAAATCTGATTTTACTTGGCTAAATGAATTAAATGAGGGGGCTAGAATCCTTTATCAGGTTGCTCAAAAAATAGTTTCTCCAGAGTTAATTAGGAATTTTGGAGAAGCTATTATAGATGAATATATTTTAAATAGTGTCGCTGCTGGAAAAATGTTGCCCAATACTTCTAAAAGTCAAGCAGCTAAAGAAATTATTACTAATTTTAGAAACAGCCAAGTTGATGGAACCATGTTCGATAGGCCGCCAACATTAGAAAATGGAAACATTAGAGGGTATGAAAATTTAACTAGAACTGAAAAAGAAGTATTAGCTCTTTTAGCTTCTATCTCTATGACGCAGGGCGTTAAAGATGTCCCTACAGGCTGGGATAACGTTACTAAGTCTTGGAAAAACCAATGTAGAGGTTTGGCTATTACTGCTGGGACTTCTTCTCATGAGCTGGCAAGCAGTATGGCGTTACTAAGTGCTACTCAAAAAGTTTTAGAAAAAGAAGAAGAAATTTCTAAAATGCTAATGCCAAAAACAATAGGCACTTCACAAATTACAATTAGACAAAACTTTACTAGCAATGATGCTTGGGTTGCTTTAAAAAATAGAGTAAATGCTTCTTTAAAACGTATTAATAAAAAAGTTTCAAAATCAGACTCTGAAATTGTTATGATGAAAGATAATCTTGAAGTTTCTTTAATTAGAGCTACAGATAAAAGGCATTTAAGTTTTTATCCAAACAACCCATTAATTAAACGTAGCGGAGCATACTTGTCATTGCATCACAACGCCAATTTTTTGAATTTTCTAAATAGAGAAATGAGTATGAACTCTAAAGAAATGCACGGATTGGTTCAATTGTTAGTTGCTCATTCTTCACGAGAAAATTTAGATAGCTATTGGGAACAATTTAAAGATAATGTGGCTTATAATGGGTTTTTATCTGCTCTTGCGGGATATGCAAGGCAAGAACAAGCTCAATATATGATTATCGGAGATAGAATTGTAAGTGTTGAACAAATTATTCAAAGTGCGATGAATCAAGATGTAACTCCATATGCTACATATTCTCCAGATTATAGTAGGAGTGATTTTGCGACAAAAGCACCTTGGATTGGAAAAACTGGTCCTAACCTAGTCGCTGCTGTTGAGCGTTCAGAAATTGCATGGAATAATACTTCAAGAATGTTAAATTCTATGATTCTTGATATAAAAATGGATATATCAAAGAATTTTATTGCAAATGTTTTAAGAGTTTAGTTGACATAGAGAAAAATTTATGTTATAGTAAATTTAAAATATTGGAGATACAAGGAGGTATAAATCAATGGCCATTGATTTAACATTAGAAAAGCAATCTGCTCTATCTACACAAGACATGTATGACATTATTGCTTTTTCTATTGAAGCTGCGAATGATAGCGGATTTATGAATAGTTTTATTTTTAATCGTGCTTTGTATTTGTTTGCGGCGATTATTCTTTATCCTGAACATAAAGACGAATATTCTAGCCTTGTAGCAAAGAATATTAATACTGCTTGGGATAAGATGCTAGAAGAAGGTATCTTAGAGAATATGGCAAACGATTTTCCAGTAGAGTTACAATTACTTGCGGAAAATGGAGAAAATTGGTACTCAGAATACACTCAATATGCTCATTCCGCACGAGGTTTGCTTGATACTATTCAAACTTTTACAGGAGATATTGTAAAGTCTGCTGCTGAACAGTTGAAAGAAGCTTCTGATCAATCAGGAATCCAAGAGGTGCTAAAAATTGCTGATAACTGGGGTATGAATAATGAGGTAGCGAAAGAAAATAAGCCTGAATTCAAAGCAGTTCATAGCGGAGAATCACTTTTAACTGAATAGTGCTATTGGTCAAAACAATATTAAATTATAAAGTCTACTTTGAAATAAGGTAGGCTTTATTTTTTTGCCCAAATTAAGAGATATAAGGATGCCTGTGGTTTTCACTGGCTCTATTTTTTTATAAAGGAAGGTGAAGAAGAGAGTGGCAAAGTATTCTAATACTGTTCACTATAATATTGAGACTACTCTCGATAGTAGTGGAGTAGCTCAACTACAGGCTCAGATTCGTCAGGTAGAAACTGAATTACAGAGAATGGCGAATCAACAACTTATTGAAGATAAAGTATATAATGATGCAAAAACTAAATTAGAAAAATTAAGAAGTCAAATCAATATGGCTTTTAATTCTAATTTAGGAATGTTAGACACAAAGAAATTAACTGATGGTTTAAAGAATGCAAATTTATCTCTTGGAGAATTAAGAACAGTTTTTTCTACGGCTGGTACCGCAGGAGAAATGGCTTTTAATAATACCATAAGTAGACTTGGGAAATTAGATACTGGTATTAAGTCAATTAGTAGAACTACTGATAAACTTTTTAATACCATTGGAAATACTGTTCGATGGGGCGTTGTAGCTAGTGGTTTTCAGGGTGTTTTAAACTCTGCCCATCAAGCTGTTCAGTATGTGCGGGATTTGGATACGTCTTTAACCAATATCATGATGGTTACAGATTATTCTAAAGAACAAATGTATGATTATGCTAATGCCGCAAATGAAGCAGCAAAGAATTTAAGCAGTACAACTGTTGCTATGACCGACGCTACTTTAGTATTCGCACAGCAAGGTTTTGATTTGCCGCAAGCTTCACAACTAGCAGAAATGTCTACGACTTTAGCTAATGTCTCTCAGCAAGATACAGCAACAACTTCAGACCAAATTACTGCTTATATGAATGCTTATGGTATGGATGATGACATGGAGCAATTGCAAGCTGCGCTTGACTCTTGGGCTAAGGTGGCTAATGTATCTGCTGCTGACGTAGAAGAGCTTGCAACGGCAACGCAAAAATCTGCATCTACAGCCAATACTGTTGGTGTAAACATGGATCAGTTAGCAGCTCAAATTGCTACAATTCAGTCTGTAACTCGTGAAGCTCCTGAGAATATTGGTAATGGTTTAAAAACTATTTATGCTCGTATGTCAGACATTGGCAT